CACAAGAGTAAAGTCGTTTACAGATTCTATTGCTAATAAGTTTTCGTTCCATGCAGAAAGCCACGGGCGCGTCTGTTCGTATCCGTTTGAGTTAATATATGTTTCCATTACTACTTCTGCATTAGGACGCACTAACTCATCAAAACTCAATGGATAATCAGCCACTCCGTCACCGTTTAAGTCTGCAGGAAGAATTTCTATCTTAGATGTGTCCTGATATCCGTCATCTTGTATATAGATTCCCGACGGTGTCCAGATTATGGATTTCTTAAGAGGCACAGGGCGGAGCGACGGCACTGGATTAGGAATAGGATCTCCGTTCTCGTCAAACTTGTCGCTGTCACATAAGCACAACTCATCTCGCGAAGAATTGTTAATGTCTGCAAGTATCTCTATCTGGTCAAATAGTGCGCTACCTGTCTTAGAATCGTAAACCTTGCGTTCCGGATCCCAGTAGAATCTAACTTGATTAAGCGACTGGAATACAGTGACAGTACCGCGGGATATAAACTCGCAATTTGTTTTAGTGCAGTTCACAGTGACCATCCAGCTCGGGGCATACGTATTATTTAATGTTCCGTCAGCATACGTCGGTGCAGTTCCGGACCCGGGCACTCGTTGCAGCCCGAATGTTCCATCGGTGTCGATGACATCCATCACGTACCATAGATTTTTAGTCACGTCGTATCCTAGACCAAAGGTTCCGGTAGCATTGATTCGGTCGACGATTTCCTGCATTGGGTCGTTGGCGTTGAACGTGGATCTAAAATTAGGAATTACATAACGGGCAGGGAGGAGATCTGTCATCTCGGATCCTAGCTCAACCGGACCGATCATGGTAATAGCAGTGTCGTACGCCATACCGTTGTTGGACACGGAATCAACGGAAGTGGACACAGTGTTGCTCCCTGGACCGAACGTTAGCACAGCACCGGACGTGATAAATTTATAAGCGCCATTAGTGAATGTCTGAATATTATCGTAGTTGTTACTTCCGTAAGTAGGTCCGTATGGCCAGTCTGCAATATTTTCGTCAAGTGATTTAATCAAGAAGCCGGTGTCGTTCTTATACTTGTCTGGCGCACTCTTCCACCAACTTTTCGGTGCAGTATCAGTCCCGAAGTCGAAATAAGTAAACGCCGGCGGAGTAGCCGTATAGTCTGTAAACTGTTCTTTAAAACTATCTAAATAGTTATTATAAAAGAAGTTTCTCATCTCAGTGTTTTGCATAAAGTTTTGCAACTTCTCTAATACTACGTCAGATACTAATCCGATAATATTTTCGTCAATTGCAAATGCTTCGCGCTGTTCTTCGGGTTCGTTAAATATTGCACCGTCTTCACCGATTACGACTAAGTTCTGATGAAATCCGGTCGGGTCATTTACGTTTATGTAACGACTGTTACCGGAATAAGTCCTGTTAATAGCTTTCACTTTTGTAATTTCGTTACCGAACACTAACGGAAATACATTATAATCTTCGTTGTTAATCATACGCTCTTGCGTATAGAATGTCTGCGGAGCACGTTCTTTAATTTGTTCGTTAGTCTCAGCAGCGGATCCGTTAGATACTGTATACTGTAGACTGAAAGATATTACTAAACTATAAATTTGATTATCGACGCCGACGTAAGGCATAGTGAATTGTAATGCCTGGGCATCTTCTGGGCGAATAATAATGTTTCGACCGATAGAAGGCCGAGTCCAGTATCTGAAGATACCAGTGGGCACATTTCCGAAGTTTCCGTCGGGGAACTTAACAGTGACTTTATCACTAACTTCCGATATTACTTCGAATATATCTCTTTCTTGAAAGTTAATCGAGTTATAAATTACGTTAGTGCCATTTACAGACGGCACTTTAAGCCATTGCTGTATTACTGTTCCGTCTTCTGCAATTTCTTGTGCGTATACATCTGTTTGGTTAATGTTTGTTCGAGACAACGATTGCAACCTATTAGGCGCTGGAAAATCATATATAAAGTCTTCGCTCGATAATTTACCTTGTCTAAAATATAGGAAAAATCCTGTGTTGTTCGAAGAAACGCCTTGACCGTCGTTTCTGTAAATCAAATTGAACGGATCTTCAGGGTTAGGCGGTCTTTCAAAAAATGCTTGGTCGAAATCAGGATTACAGACGTCGACAGGAACAGATTCGCCATTTACTTTAATTACCATTGGCTGAGTTACGTTAAGGCGCAACACGTTATTTAATGCGTACAAGTCAGTTGGGATACTTCCCACAGTGCCCGACTTCGTCGGACGGCCGAAAGGGTTAGTAGTTTGCAGCGAATTATTTAAAATAGTAACAAACTGATCAAACCAGTCAGGATTATTAGGATCTCCCCAGAATACTTTCGTGTTAGCAATCGAATTACCTACGGAATCCGTAAGTGGCTGATTAGTGGATAGCGACGCCACTTTAAATAATCCGTTGGCAGCAATATTTCGCTTTGGCTGATAATTGATCAGGCGTGCAAGGCGGATGATGCTCTCACGACGCTGAGCGGTGTCCATTATGTTTTCACGGGAGTTCAAGTCTACTCGAAAAGAAAGGCTAGTACCGAGGTACGCTAGCAGCTGAATGATCGCAATAAATTCAGAGCTCTCAATGTAGTCGTTGAAGTCTTCAGGGAACTGTACACGGACGTACTGTATCAGTGCGTTCTTAATTGTGTCAAAATCGTAGGCAGTGAAATTAATGTCCTGAAACGATTTGTATATTTTTGTGAAGTCTTCCGCTGCGAACAGCTTACTTTGTCTGACAATTTGACTCATAATTATTCCTTTATTGGGTTGCTTCGTCTCTAATAAAATTTACATACAGTGAATCCACTACGTTACTAGGAGTAAAGAGTAAAACTATTTCTATCCTAAGTCCGTACTGGAATTCTGTTACGTTTATGCTCTGCATTGCTACACGGGGGTCGCTGTCGATTACGTTCCTTGCATCTTCGATAATTGCTTGTTCTGTTAAATCGTCGAACGGATCGAACATGTATTTCGGAATATTGCTACCGAACTCTGGTAGCATTACTCTGTCACCCTTCGGGGTATGGAACGTATTGAGCAGATCTTGCTTAACTAAATCTATGTTAGTGAGCGTGAACGGTGGTGCAAGGCGTTGGAATGTTGAAAATCCTTTGTAAACTGGAAAACCAGCAAGGTCTGCTTTTGTAATAATAGCCATGTTTTTCCACCCTTTAATGCAGTTTAACTTATTTATCATCTAAAAAAACCGGTGCTGTTTAGGGTGGAAATTTTTATAAAAAAGCTGCAAATAGCGGTTGACAAGTGATACAGAGTGCGCTATAATGTACACAATGCGAGACAGAACGCTGCTTCGCAGAAACTATCCCAACAACTGCAAAGGATACCTAAGGTATTATGAGCAAGAAAATCAACGTAGGTCGTTTTGAGGAGCTCGTAAAGCTCGCAGACGAACGTAATGGCCGCGGCGGCAAGCGGTTTTATCCAATCTCAGCGAAGGAGGGTAAGATCTTAGTTTACGGTATGTATGATTACAAAACTAAAAAGTACATCATCTCCGAGCCATTTGTTGACGTCAACCTTGTGTTTGACGAAATCGAAATTATGCTGAAAAAGGCATAAGCGATAATAAAAAAAGGCGCCCTACGGCGCCTTTTTTATTGACCTTTATTTTTGTGTTCTGGGCAGGGTTCGTAGGTTAGGAGGCGGTTGACAATCGTTTGCATAGGCTCTATTTTACGATCCCAGAAGTTAGGAATTGCAGCAGACGAGTTTGCTAAATTAATTGTAGCAGTACCGCTGAATCCTGCAAGCACATTGGTCTTTGAGTTCTTAGGGATAGGCACTGTCTTAGCAGCGGTAGGCCCTGCTACGGCCGGGGCACCGGCTCCGCCTTGTGATGCTGGCGGGCTTGTGCTGTGGACGTGACCGATGAGCCCCACACCCGGTGTCTGAAAGTTAGGAGCAAAGTGGACACCGGAGGACGATACAGTGCCGGTGTTTCCGACGTTTCCGGACGCTGCTACGTTAAAATTGGGGGATTTTATACCTAGCGCGCCGCCTGACGTTAAGTTAGTGGTGCCTGCTACGTTGATGTCTAGTTTGCCCGTAACGGTCTGTTTTGTATCTTTTGTCACAGTTGTGTTCATGTTGTTCATCGCTTGCAGATTAATGTCGCCACCGACACCGGCGCTCTCGCCTACTATCTTGCCGCTAGCATCGGAGTCTTTAGCAGCCTTCATGTTAATATTCTGCCCTGCTTCGATGTTTACATTTTTGTCTGCACGCAGGTTAATATCCTCCTGAGAGCGCACCGACACTGATTTGGCTCCAAAGATATCCACGTTGCCTTCTTCGTCCATCTGGATCCACGATGTGCCTTTGGAATTGATTGCGTAGATAAGCCCGTTGGCGTCGTCTATGCGTATGCTGGCGCCGTTAGTGGTCCGGAATCCTATGTAGGAATCTTTGCCTTCGGCGTTGCCGTCATCCATTACAAACGAGTGTCCGCCGGTTCTGCTGTTTCCTTTCTTTCTGCCTGGCGTTAATATACCT